GAAGAAGAAGTAATGCTTAGTGGTTTCGGTAGTGCTCCAGTAAAAGAAGAAGGTAGTGCAGTCACTTTTGACCAAGCTACAGAATCTTTCACTGCGAGATACACTCACGAAACAATCGCTATGGCGTTTGCTATCACTGAGGAAGCAATTGAAGATAATCTGTATGATAGATTAGCTGCAAGATACACAAGAGCTTTGGCTCGTTCTATGGCAAACACTAAACAAGTGAAAGCTGCAAATGTACTTAACAATGCATTCAATTCAAGCTTTGCTGGTGGTGATGGTGTAGAACTTTGCTCAACTGCTCATCCAATCGCTACTGGTGGTACATTCGCAAACGAATTATCAACAGCAGCAGATTTATCAGAAACTTCATTGGAGCAATCTCTAATCGACATTGCTGCATTTGTTGATGAGAGAGGTCTAAAAATTGCGATGCAAGGTGTTAAACTGATTATTCCAAAAGAACTTCAGTTCACTGCTGAGAGAATTTTAAGATCACCTCAGAGAGTGGGTACTGCTGATAATGACATTAACGCTATGGCTTCTATGGGTATGTTGCCACAAGGTTATAGAGTTAATCATTACTTGACAGATACTGATGCTTTCTTTATTATGACGGATGCACCTAACGGAATGAAACAATTCGTTAGAAGTCCTATCAAAACTGCTATTGAAGGAGACTTTGATACTGGTAATGTTAGGTTTAAGGCAAGAGAGAGATACTCTTTTGGATTCTCTGATCCAAGAGGAATTTTTGGCTCACCTGGTGCAGCTTAAATTTTTTTTTCTTCGTAAAAAAAAAGGGGACGAAAGTCCCCTTTTTTGTTTTAATTAAATTTTTTTACCATCTACTAAAACATCGCTATGTGTTTCTATAACTACTCTAGCTCCACAACTTAGTATTGGTTTATTATTTCCTCCATATAATACTTTTGATTCACCGAGGATGGTTACTTCGTGTCCGTAGATATTTTGTTTACTTGTTTTGACTGTTATAACAGGTTCATTTAAATTATTTTTTAAATTACTTCTTATTTTATGTTGATTTATATGTATATATTTTTTTGTCATTTTTGTTTACCTTCCCAAAAATAAACAACTAAACCTAAGATTATATAAACTAAAACTATTTCCATTTTTTTATCCTTAGTTTGTAATTAATTTTGGATAGCTAAATACAGTTTGATTTTCACCTCTGTATTCTTTGTGTTGTTTTACTTTTACTTCCATAGAAACACTATCACCAATTTCTAAGTTTTTAAATAATTTGTTATTTGATGTTGTTGTAAAAATATTACCATTGTCATCTTTAAACTTTCTTAAAACACAAAAACCAAACTGTGTATCAAAACCAAAAAGATCATCAAATGTTAACTTAACTGTAATTTTTTCACCAACTTCACCAATAAATTTTGATGGAAAAGTTACACTTGGCTTAGACCAAGATTTTTTTGGCAACCACTCATCATTATCTTGATAACATTCTATTATAGTTGGTCGTTTCCAAATCCTACCATTTCTGATAATCTTGTTAAGGTCAAATGCTTCATCTTCATTCATAAGAACACCATCTTCCCCAATCAACGACTTTGCATTAGCTACTGCTGTGTTCCAATCAGTTGAAAGATTTGTGTCATGAAAACTTTTCCATACCATCATTTTTGAAACCCCACACCATACTTTTGCATTATAACGAAGTGTAAACATCTTTGTCTGTCTACCAGAACTAATATAATATTTTGTTTTTTCCATATTTTTTTCTCCTTATTATCTTATTTATATCACATCTAGATGTGATGTCAACACAATATTTACTTTTTTTTTATTAAGAGTACAATTAAATAACCAAGACAATATAAACTAGATATAGACTGGCTTGGCAGACACCCTAGAGGACTATATCTTTTTAACTAGGAGAAAAAATGGCAGTACATTTTACAGGACCTATTTTGTTTGCGGGTAAAGACGGAACAAAAAAATGGTTTGAAAACTTACCAATAGACAGAAACCCTGACTATGTGGCTTACATGGATGACTTTGACAGAATCGGATTTGATTCAAACACAGGTCATAGATGGACAGTTGTAAAAGACTCAGGAGCTTCTGTAGCAATTGTTGCGGATACAGTAAATGGCGAAGTTGCTTTAACTTCAACGGCTACCACTGACAACGATGGTGCATCAATTCAAAAGAATGAAATTTTTGCAGTACAATCAGGCAAAGATCTATGGTTTGAAACTAAAGCAAAACTATCTGATGCAGATCAAATGGATTTTTGTGCAGGTTTTACAGTAAATTTTGCGACTAACCCAGAGGCAATGTTGTCTGCGGCTGACAGAATTTGCTTTCAAGTAGATGATGGCGATGCTTCTATTCTTTGTAAAACAGAAAAAGATGGTACAGAAACATCTACTGATTCAGGTATTGATTTCGCTGATGACACTTACGCAACACTAAGTATTAGAGTTCAAAGCACGGGCAAAGTTGACTTCTTCGTTAACAGAAGTTTAGTTGCGACACATACAACTAATATTCCTGACGATGAGAACTTAACTATTGCGGCTATGTCAGTATCTGGTGATGCAACAGGAACTAAAGCTACTACTTTAGATTATATGTTTGCAGCAGCAGACAGATAGGAGTAAATTATGAACTCTGATGTAGGTGCAAAAACTTTAACATCAACAGGCACAATACAGTCTGGTAGAACTAGATTATTGTCTATTTATTATGTTGGTCATGCCAGTGCAGGTACTTTAACTTTTAAAGATGGTGGTGGTAGTGGTACACAAAAACTTGTTATTACAACACCAGCTAGTAGTGCAGCCGATCAATATCAGGTGGACATACCTTTAGATGGTATTTTGTTTAAAACGGACATGCATTTGACAATTTCAAATGTAACCTCTGTGACTGTTTTTGTTACACCAATAACTGCTGACACTGATAATGGATAGTTATTACGAAGACTTGGATTTGTTTGGTCTAAAAGAAGGAGGCATGCCTCCTCGCAATAAAAAAAATTTTAGACCAACAAAATCAGGTGCAGGAATGACTGAAGCTGGTGTAAAAGCTTACAGGCGTAAGAATCCTGGTTCAAAGCTACAAACGGCTGTTACTGAAAAAAAACCAAGTAAATCTAGATCCAAAAGAAGAAAATCTTATTGTGCTAGGAGTCGTGGACAAATGAAGATGCACAATGTAAACTGTAGGAAAACACCTAACAAGCGAATTTGCCAAGCAAGGAGGAGATGGAGATGTTAGAAAAAATTAAATTTTATAAAGATATGATAAAAGACTTGTATGTTACCAATAAAGACCTTATAGTTGTTGTATTATGTGGTTTATTAGTAATATCTTGGATGCTATAGCAACCTCTATCTTATTGTTGCTATTTTTATTTTTTTTATTAATAGGGAGTGCTTGGGCGATAATATCTTATCCAATCAATAAATTGTATGAATTTAACAGAAAACTTTTCTCTGGCAGAACTAACAAAATCACAAACAGCAACTCGACTAGGGTTTGACAATAAACCCAATCAGATGCAAGTTTTGGCATTAACAAAACTTTGTGAAAATGTTCTTCAACCAATCCGTAATAAATTTGAAAAACCAGTCATTATATCTTCAGGCTTTCGATCAGCTCGTTTAAGCGAGGCTATAGGTTCTTCAAGTAAATCTCAACACTGCAAAGGCGAAGCTGCAGATATTGAAATATTTGGTTTAGATAATAAAATACTTGCTAGTTGGATTCATGCAAACATCAAGTATGATCAGTTGATTCTTGAGTTCTACAAACCATCAGATCCACAAAGTGGTTGGGTTCATGTGTCATACACTGATGATTGTCGCAAACAATTTTTAAAAGCTTATAAAGATGCTAAAGGAAAGACGAGGTATATACCATGGCAATAACAAGAATGCAAATGGCAAAACAAATTACAACGCCACCAAAAAAAAAACGCAAGGTGGTAAGGGGTAGAAAAAAGGTTAAAAAAAGAGTAGGATGAGGTATGCAAATAACAAAAAACATAATTAAATTTAATAATTTTTTGGTGAAAATTCCAAAAGAAACTAAACGAGTTTGGGATTTATCTGAAAATAGATGGGGTTATAAATATGACAAAACTATGTGCTAGAGGCAAAGCTGCTGCAAAAAGAAAATTTAAGGTTTACCCTAGTGCATATGCAAACGCTTATGCATCCAAAATCTGTGCAGGTAAAATTAAAGATCCAAGTGGTGTAAAGAGAAAAGATTTTAAAGGACCTAAACCTGCCAACAAAGGAATTTTCGCTGAAACAAATTACGAATTTAATGTTGGAGGACACGCTGTTATGGGTTCACCAGTAAGCGTGGATGTTGATGGCGATACAATAACAAATCCTTCTGCTAGTAATTATTATAAAGATCTAATGTAATGGGTTTAAAAAAGTGGTTTTCAGAAAATTGGGTTGATATTGGTGCACCAAAGAAAGATGGAAAGTTTCAGAAGTGTGGACGAAAAAAAGCCGATGGCTCAAAAAGAAAATATCCCAAATGTGTGCCAGCTTCAAAAGCAAGTAGAATGACAGAATCACAAAAAAAGAGTGCAGTAAAAAGAAAAAGAGCAAAAGCTCAAGGAGTGGGTGGCAAACCTACAAATGTAAAAACCTTTGCAGATAATGGTAAATTTATAATTAAACCAAAAAAAAAGTTTTCTTTAAAACCTAAATTTGATTTTAGTGAAGTTAATTTAGGAGATGTTAAAAGAAGTTATAAGCGACCTGCTGTCGAGCTTAAAAAAACAAATAAAAAATTACCTGATGTTTCTGTTGAATTGTATAAAGAGTACACGGATGTAAAAACACCTTATTATGAAGACAAAAAACAAGCAAAGGGTGTAACTGGCACTATTGGTGGTAAATATGGTAGAGTGCGAGGACAAATTGCTAAAGACAATAAGACAGGAAAAATCTCAAGACAATTAAGCATTGAAGGAAGTTTTGATTTTGCAAAGGGAGGGTTTGCAAAGAACTATTATAAGGATATACTTTAGTCATGGAAAAAAATAAAAAATCATCTTTTGGAATGTTGTCAGTCAAAGCTGGTATAGACAACAACCCAAACCCTACTCAGGCAGACAAAATTGCTGGTGCTAAAATGAAAGATAAGACACAAAAAGCTAATAAGGGTAAACTTGTGTCAGAAGAAGAAAAAGGCAAAAAAAAAGCAAAGCCTGAAGTAAAAGAAAAACCTATTCCAAGAATGGAAGATTTACCACCAAAAAAAGCAATAAATGAAGTGCCTTTTATTAAGATGAAAGACCCTCTTACAGGTAAAGATTTTATTCTTGATACAAGACCAGATAGACCTATGGATATTTTAAAAGACATTGAAAGAAAAAAATATGGTGGCTCTGTAGGTGTTAAAATGGCAAAGGGTGGCTTTAAAAATAAAACACCAATTTATTAAGGTGATGTATGGCAACTTCAGATTCAACTACTTTTGATCTCAATATTGATGATATCATTCAAGAAGCTTATGAAAGATGTGGGAAACGAACTAACAGTGGTTATGATTTAAAATCAGCAAGAAGAAGTCTCAACATTTTATTCAGTGAGTGGGGTAATAGAGGTGTTCACTTATGGAAAGTTGAATTAAAAGAACAAGCTCTTACTAACGGAACAGCAACTTATACAGCACCAACAAATGCAAACGATATATTAGAAGCTTATATAAGCACAACGACAGGCACTACTTCTTCAACCAATGATGTATCTTTAACAAAAATAAGTAGAAGTGAATATGCTGCTTTACCTAATAAAGGTTCAACAGGACAACCCTCACAATATTATGTTGACAGACAAACTATTCCACAAATTACTTTATATCAAACACCAAATGCTTCAACATATACATATTTAAAATATTATTATTTAAAAAGAATTGAAGACGCTGGAGCTTACACTAATACGGCTGATGTAGTATTTAGATTTATTCCGTGCATGGTCGCTGGTCTAGCTTATTATTTGTCTATGAAGTATAATCCACAAGTGGTTCAACAAAATAAACTTATTTATGAAGATGAATTACAAAGAGCATTAGTTGAAGATGGACAAAGAACATCTGTATATATAACACCACAATCATATTACCCAACTAGATTATAAGGAGAGAAAAATGAAAGGATTACGATTAAAAACAGGTGGAGATGCAAACTTAGAATTTATAAAAAGTGTAAGTCCTGTATTAGCTCAGTCTTATAGTGCTATGTTATCTAATATAAAAGATCCAACAAAACAAGATACTTTTAAAAGAAGAGCAGGACAACAAATTGCAGCTTATAAAAACATGCCTGAAGAGCAACAAAAGGCTTTTGTTTCTGAAATGACTACTAAATATTCATCACCAACAAAAGAAACATTTAGTGATATTAATAAAAGTTTAGAGGGCAAATACAGACCTGTTTATCAAGTTGCAGCAACAAGAAAAAGTAAACCGACTGTTGCTAAAGATATTTACAAAGAATTAGGAATGGCTAAAACTGGAGGCATTGCAATCAGAGGTAATAAATTCAAAGGGATTTTTTAATGAAAGGTATGAAATTATACAAAAAAGCTACAGGAGGATATCTGTCAGCACTAGAACAATCAAAACCTGAATTGTTTAAAACAATAAAAAGTTATAGGGATAGATTAAGTGGTAGTGAGCAAGAAACTTTTGATAAAAGAGCGAACATTCAATATGCTGCTACTATGAATATGCCTAAAAGTCAAAGAGATGCTTATATATCATCAATTGAAAAAGAATATTCAAAACCTACAGATACACAATTTAAACAAGTAAAAAGTAGTTTAGGACAAAAGTTTAAACCGACTTATACTTATATTGCTAAAGACCCTGATAAACCTGCTGCTACGACTGGTTATTATAGAGATTTATCATCTGAGATAGCAGAAGCAGATAAAGCTTTAAAAAGTTTAATGATTACTGAAACAGAACAAAGAACAAGACCAAAGTATGAAGTAACTTACCCAACAGGACCTTATCAACAACCAAAACCTGCTACTTATACAAGTCAATTACCAAAAGGAGCTAGACAAACTACTGGTATGTATGGACAACAATTTTATCAGGCTCCAATGGACCGACCAGGTGCTATGGGTATTGGAATGACTAATACAAATCCTAGATACAGAAGAGTGGGTGATGAAAAATATACAGTTTCAACAACACGAGCTCAAAAAGCAGGTGATGAAGAATATGATAAACAATTTGCTGCACTTCAAAGACTTCAAAAAAGACATGATAATAGATTTCTTTATCATCAATATCAGCCATCAAAGGGTCTTACAGGACAAAATGTTTATTCAAATATTGGGATGAACAACACACAGATAACTCAACCAAAACCTTTTGTAAATCCATATGCCTCTTATGGAACACCTTATGGAACTGCAAAAAAAGGAGGAGCTGTTAAAATGAGTAAAGGTGGTAAAGCAGCTATTCGTGGTAAAAGATTTACAGGAGTATATTAGTGGCATACGCAAGAGGTAAATACGCAAAAGCAATTTCTGATCGTTCTGGCATGGCATTTCCTTACAATGAAATGGTTAGAGAATGGAATGGTTCACTTGTACACAAGTCAGAGTATGAAGCAAAACATCCTCAAATAAGAAGAAAACATATAAAAGCAGATGCTATAGCACTAGCAAACGCTAGACCAAGAACTCCTGATAATACAGGTGATTTTGTTTTATATATTACAAATGGACTACTAACAAATCCTGGTATGAGACCAACTGATGGTCAGGGTATTTTAGGCACAGAACTTACAAGTTACAGTGCAACAACTTCCTTAGGTAATGTAAGTATTGTAAGCACAGATACTTTAACGACATTGACAACAACTGTTGCAAATGTTGACGGTAGTAATTATTATTTTATTGATGGCTCTCAACAAGCTACTTTGTCTTTTACAAGAGGACAAATTTATAGATTTGATCAATCCTCTGGTACAAACAGTGGACATCCTTTAAGACTTTCAACAACAAGTAATGGAACACACGCAGGTGGTACCGAGTATACAACAGGTGTAACGACAAATGGTGTTCCAGGAACATCAGGAGCTTATACTCAAATCACTGTTGCAGGTGATGCACCAGACACTTTATATTATTATTGTTCTGTGCACTCTGGTATGGGTGGACAAATAAATGTGAGTTAGATATGTCAATAAGTCATGCAAATTTTTTAACACAAGTACGTAATTACACTGAAGTTGATTCAAATGTTTTAACAGATAATCTTTTAGATGAATTTATAAGACACGTTGAAGTTGATATTGCAGGTAAAGTTGATTATGACGATTTAAGAAAGTATTCGACATCAAACACAATTACTTCACAAAGATATCTTACAATGCCTTCCGATCTAATTTATTTACGTTCAGTTCAAATAACTAATTCAGGGGTGAGAACATTTTTAGAGAAAAGAGATACTAGTTTTATATCAGAATACAACTCATCTGACTCTACAGGAGTACCTAAATATTATGCAAATTGGGATGATCTAACTATTGTATTAGCACCTGTACCAGATGCTGAATATACAGTGCAAATTAACTATATTATTGATCCACCACACTTTGATTCATCTAATAATACATATTTATCAACATATCAAGAAGCTATGCTTTTAAATGGTGTTTTAACTGAATGTTTTAGGTATCTTAAAGGGCCAGCAGACCTATACAAAGTGTATTTAGATAAGTATAATGAAGATGTTCAAGCATTTGCATTACAGCAAATGGGACAACGTAGAAGAGGACAGTATGAAGAAGGCGTTCCAAGATTGCCCATACAGTCACCTTCGCCTTAATTTTATGGAGTAATAATATGGCTATAACAACAAGTGTATTAACAAATTCGTTTAAGAAAGAGTTGCTTGAAGGAACACATAACTTCAAACAATCTGGCGGTAACAGTTTTAAGTTAGCTTTGTACACAAATTCTGCTGTTCTTGGTAAATCAACTACCAGTTATACAACAGATGGTGAAGTATCGGCTACTGGTCAGTATGTTGCTAGTGGTAAAGCTTTAGTTAATGGTGGAACATCAGTTGCCACTGATACTGCAATAGTTGACTTTGCTGACAGATCCTATACGGGTGTGACTTTAACTGCTAGAGGAGCTTTAATTTATAATGACACTGCAACAGGTGATCCTGCTGTAGCTGTTTTAGATTTTGGGTCTGATAAGTCAGCAACTTCTGGAACATTTACTATTCAGTTTCCTGCGTTTACTACATCTGCTGCAATTATAAGAATCAGCTAGGGGTTTGACAAATGTCTAGCACTTGGGGTTCGTATACTTGGGGACAAGGTAACTGGGGTGAAAATGCAAATTCTGACGTAACGTTAAGTGGTATTTCACTTACATCTGCTGTCGGGATTGTACAACAGAAAAACGTAGGGGAAGCTACGGGTGTTTCTTTAACCTCTTCTGTAGGTACACCTTCAATTACTGGTGATGCCTTAGTCACATTAACAGGACTAAGTAGCACACTTTCATTCGGATCATTTACAGCAACACCAGGTCAAGAGGTGGCATTAACTGGACTTGGTCTAACTCTTACATTAGGAAATGCAGATGATGTTGTTAGCACACCGATAGTGGTATCTGGACTGTCTATGACGAGTGGTTTAGGTACTATTGCTGTTACAGGATGGGCAGAAGTAAATAGAGGTTCAACTTCAACTTGGACAGAGGTTGATAAAGCTGCGTAAGTCGCTTATAATACATTGAAAGGATAATTATGGTTTCGTATACAAACAGTTTAGGAATTGAGCTTCAGGTCACAGGTACTAATTCAGGAACTTGGGGAACAAAAACAAACAACAATTTTGAATTATTTGAACAAGCTATTGCAGGGTATCAAGACGTTTCTATTGCGGGTGCTGCACAAACAACAGCTTTATTAATGTCGAATGCTACAATATCTAATGCTCGAAATGCAGTTATAAAATTATCAGGAACAATTACAGGTAATCAGATTGTTACAGTACCTGATAGTATTGAAAAAGTTTATATAATATCAAATGAAACATCAGGATCTTTCACAGTTGAATTTAAAACTGCAAGTGGTACTGGCTACACTTTTGGAACAGGTGATAAAACAAAAAGAGTTTTATATTCAGATGGAACAAATATTGTTGATACAGGAATTATTACAACTGCATCAACTGACACTTTATCTAATAAAACGTTTTCAGGAACAATAACAAACTCAGGAACTATTGCTGGCGGTACAGTTAGTGCAGTTACTTTAACTAAACCTAGATTTGCAGATGCTGGTTTTATTGCCGATTCAAACGGAAACGAACAAATAATATTTCAAGAAACAGCCAGTGCGGTAAATGAATTAGAAATAACTAACGCAGCTACGGGAAATGATGTAGGACTTGCAGTAACTGGTGGTGATACAAATGTAGGTTTAGCTTTCACCGCTAAAGGTAATGGTAAGTTTAAATTTAACGATGCGGCTTACTTTCCTGAAGCTACATTGACAGATGGTGCAACAATAAACTGGGATGTGCAAGCAGCACCAGTTGCAAAGGTAACTTTAGGTGGAAATAGAACTTTTGCTGCACCTACAAATGGTTCAACAGGACAGTTTGTATCGCTTTTAATAATTCAGGATGGAACAGGAACTCGTGAACCAACATTTAATGCTGTATTTGAATTTACTGGAGACACAGCTCCAACACTAACCACCACTGCTGCAAAAGGTGATCTTTTTGTATTCTATTATAATGGTTCAAAGTTTCTTGAAGTAGGAAGAAATTTAAATTTAACACTTAGTTAGGAAATATTATGTGGGCACAAGTAAAAAATGGACAGGTCTTAAAAATTTTTAATCAAGCACAAGCTTTTAAAATTGGTGATTATCAATATTCAAGTGGTGTTTTCTCAAAATGGAGTAAATCAGAACTAGCAGAAATAGGTATCTACCCAGTACAACAAGACAGAACAAATTACAAAAATACAGAATATTATAAAAACACTATGCATACGTATAGTTTTGATGCTGATAATAATGTTGTAAAGATGACTTGGGGTACAGCAACTGCTCATAGTTTGACAGATGTAAATGAGACAGACGAAAATGGAAATGCTGTTCTAGACGGTGAAGGTAATCAAGTTGTAAATGAGGGTCTTAAAACGATAAAGAAAAAACAGATAAACGATGAAGCTCGTAATATTTTAAATGAAACTGATTGGTATGTTATTAAAGCTAGCGAAGTGTCTGATTATACCCTTCCAACTAACATCGCAAATTTTAGAGCAGCAGTAAGAACAAAATGTAATGCAATGCAAACACAAATTGATAATGCAAGTGATGTAGATGCTTTACAAACTCTTTATGAATATACCAACACTGGAACGGAAGATGATCCAGATATGACAAGACCTTTAGGGGAGTTTCCAAAGCTGGAGGACTTCTAAATGCCATTTATTTTAGGAGCTAGTAGCGCGTCAGATACTGTTTACTCAATAGACCAATCAATTAGATTTAATGATGCATCCGAACATTTTATGTATAGTCCTACACCATCAAGTAGTAAAGATTTTACTACAACAGCAACAATATCAATGTGGATTAAATTAGGAGATATTGGACAACATTATTTTGCAGGTGCTTTTTATGGAAGTAATTCAAGATATGAATTAGTCCAAATAAATTCAAGTAATAAACTATCAGCAAACGGCAGAGTTGGTGGAGCATCAACTGCCATAGGAAGTGGTCAAACGAAATGGACAACTACTCAAGTATTTCGTGACCCTTCAGCCTGGTATCACTTGGTGTTTGTTTATGATACAACAAATGAAATTCAATCAGAACGATTTAGATTATATGTAAATGGTGCAAGAGTAACTGAATTTGATACAGATCCATCTTATGGAGCAAGTGAATTGGTTTACTGGTTTGGTAAAAGTTCTTATACTACTTTAGGTGCATACTATAATAGCACTGGTATTGCAGATTCTTTCTTTTGGGATGGATATATGGCTGAAATGCACGGAGTAGATGGAACTGCACTTGATGCTTCTAATTTTGGTGAGTATAATTCATCTAATATTTGGATTCCGAAAGAGTACACAGGGAGTCACGGGACAGATGGATTTTATATAAAAGGTGCAGATGCAAATGCATTAGGTACAAACAGTGCAGCTAATGATAATACTTTTACATTAAATGGGATTAGTTCACACGACAAAATGGCTGACTCACCTACGAATAATTTTCCAACTTTAAATCCATTAAATAAATATGGTAGTAATGTTACTACATCAGATGGTAATTTAACATCAACAGTTAGCTCAAGCAGTAATGATAGAGGAGCAAAAGCCACTCAAGCTGTTACATCAGGTAAATGGTATTTTGAGGTATACTTTAGTGCTTCTAATGCTGACAATAATGGTGCAGTTGCTGTAAGTGGTTCCTCTGAAAGTAATGATGTTCCAGGTGAAACTACTGACCCTACAGGATTTAGATATGGAAGTGCAGGAAACTTTAAACAAAATAATGTAGCAAGTAGTGTTATTACAACTATTGCGGCTAAAGATATTGTAATGGTAGCGAGTGATATGGATAATGACAAAGCTTGGTTTGGAATTAATGGAACTTGGGTTTCAAGTGGTGACCCAGCAGCTGGTACTAATGCAACAACTACAACTGTTCCAGATTTAGCTTTTCCTGCATCATATCATTATAGCACTACGGCAACTGAGTTATTTAATTTTGGACAAGATTCTACTTTTAGTGGATTATATACACAGTCAAACAGTTATGTTGCAGATTCAAACAACTATGTTGGAGCAAGTGATGGAAATAATGTAGGTAGTTTTTTCTACACACCACCAACTGGTTATTTAGCAATTTGTACAAAGAATTTGGGGGAGTCTTAATATGCCTAGACCAACAATAGAAAACGGCGAAGAATATTTCTTTGTAACCAAATATGAAGGTAATGGTGCTGGGCAACGTGTCGGTAAGTTCGTACCTTTTACTGATAATGGCACGATTGCTAATAGTTGTGTATTTGATGATGGTTCTAATGAATATTTAAGTAGAACGCCAGGAAGTGCTTCAAATAGAAGAACTTTTACTTTCAGCTGTTGGATAAAACTAGGGGCAGGTGTAATAAATTCAGGAGCAGAGATGGTAATATTTAGTGCAAGAGATGGAAGCACTGATAATTATTCAATCTTATCAATTAATGGTGACCAATCTGGTGCAAATCAATTAGAATTTACAAATAGAACGACTAGTGGATATGCAGGATATGCTTATACCACAAGAACATTAGAGGATTCTTCTAAATGGTATCATGTTATGGTTGCAGTTGACACTACTGATTCAACTACAACTGATAGAATTAAATTATATATTGATGGTGATAGAGCAACTGTCACTTATTCCGATCCTGGCGAAGATACTGATATGGCTGTTAACAATAATGTGGCTCATGCGATTGGTGCAAGACCAACAAATAATTTTCATTGGGATGGGTATATAGCAGAAGCAAATTTTGTAGATGGCACAGCACTTGGTCCAGAAACCTTTGGCGTCACCGACACCTCAACTGGCAGATGGATTCCTAAGACATTAAGTGGTATTACTTATGGCACGAATGGTTTCCGTTTAACTTTTCAAAACAATAGTGCTCTTGCAAATTTAGGTTATGATTATCAAACGAGCGATAGGTCTGGCACAACTAATGATTTTACTGTAACTAATTTAGCTACTACAGACCAGACTACGGATAGTCCAACACAGAATCATGCAGTGATAGGAGAAAATGGATTTAGTTCAATATCAG